AAGTAATAAAAATAGATACATTTTATCCCTCATCAAAAACATGTCATATCTGCGGTAAAAAAAACGAAAACCTAAAACTCTCCGATAGAGAATGGACATGCAAGCATTGTGGTACTATTCATGATAGAGATATCAATGCAAGCATAAATATTCTAAATGAGGGTTTAAGAATATCTGGGATGGTGGTACCCAGTACACAAATGGAGGCCCAAACAAGACATTCCTTCGGGAACGCACAGGCCTGTGAAGTTTGTAGCTCAATGTAATTCAACGAGCAACCACAAAAAAGAAGATAGAAGACAAAAAAGATGTGAATGTTTAGAAGAATGAAATTATTATAATAATATTTTTGCTTGTTAAAATCCCGATATAAATTATCGGGATTTTTTTTTAATAATAATGAATTTTTTTTTAAAAAAAATATATATATATTAAAAAATAATAATATGGCAAAAATAAGCATTGATTTATCTAAATATAAAGCATCTGGTGTTTATACTCTTGAATATGACAACACAGAAGTTCCACGTGTAAATCCGCAAGTTACTAGATTAGTCGTTGGGTTTTCTAAAAAAGGAATTCCTAATGCACCTGTTTATATAGAAGATATAAAAACTGCAAAAAAAGTATATGGTGATATTGATAGGGATTTAGAAAATAAGGGGTCGTTTTTTCATAGAAGTTTGTTCACATGTCTTGAGACTGCTCCTTGCTTTGCTTTGAATTTATTACCTATAAATAATGGGCAAGATGAAAATTATCCTGTTGATATGGTTCCTTATATGTCATTTTCATTAAGTGCATCAGAAGAAAATGGTAATAAGAAAAATGAATTATATAGTTCATTTTTTAATAAAGAAGGATTTTGGTTTCCTGATACTAATTATTTTAATGCTATTGTAAATGACGATATGTCTCCAAATAAAGGAAAAATATTTAATTTTGTTAATCTAGGTCAAACCGATACAACTATTATAATAACTAAATCTACAGATTTAATAGGATTTGATATAACAGCAAAAGAGTGGTTTGGGCAATCAGAAATTCCTGCATTTATAAAAGAATATGATTATATTTCAGATTATTTTGTTGATGTATATTTGATAAAAGGAGATTGGACAAATTTATATCAGCTTTCTCAGGATAGCGTTTTTGGTGAATATTTTGATTTGAAAGGATTAAAAAAAGATAAATTTGTAAACTTTATAAATAATGAATCTGTTACATTGATAGCTAAATTTCAGGGTTCCATAATACCAGATTTGATTGATAACAACAATATTAATTATTCTATAGATACAATTATAAATAATAATTATAAATCAACAGGTATTTTTTGTGAATTAAATAGAAGTGCATTAGATAGCTACGACCCTGATGATTATAATACATCTGGAAGAATAGATATGGTTGGACATACATTGATACAATATGAGGCAGAAAAAATTAATTTTTTATCATATAATATAAATATAAAAGAATCATTAGATTATGAAGAAAATATAGATCATTCAGAAATAAATAATAAAATAGTTTATGATTTTGGACTAACTTCTACAGATAATCTTCCACCAAAAGGCTATACTGCATCATTAAATTGTTATCATTTAAATGAAAATGATGGCGTATTTTATTATACATCTTATTATGGACTAGGAAATAATGGTAAATTTAATAATGTTTTGAATATAAATTTAAAATATTTTAATGATAGTGATATTTTTGAATTTGGGAAAATTGAAGCAAATAAATCTATATTAAAAAATGAAGATACAGGTAAATATTGTACAATAATAAGTAAAAATATAATTGTAAATAATAATAATGAAAAAATATTGCAATTAGGAATATCTCATCCAGATAAATATACAGAAGGAAATGATTTTTATCAAATTTTAAATACTGATTCAACATCTGGAAAAATTGTTATTGGCGCAACAACTACAACAATATCAGAAGGTGATTGGGTTTTTGCATCAAATACAAATAATATATATTATTTTAGAGTTGTAGGAGTAACTGGAAGTACTAATATAGAATTATCTGTTGATATAAGTACTCCTGAATATTTTGGAGGTGAATATATAAATTATATTAATAATACATATAAATTATATTATGGATCAAAATTTGACGCAGTAGAACCATCAAATCCAATTTTAACAATATATATTGAACCTGATAAATTTGTTTATTATAGTTCAAATAATTATTATATTGCATATGAAAGTTCTAAATTATATAAAGATTTTAAGAACGGACTATTAACAGATGGGGATCTTTGCTATCTACAGTCTGAAAAATTAAATGTAATACATTCATTTGATAAAGATCAAGATGGAATAAATATATTAAAATTAAAATATCAAAATTTTGATAGTACTAAAGATTGGGGATTTGATAACATTTATGATAATACACAATCGGGATCAGCATTAAATCTTCTTAGAATATATTCATTAGTAGGTGATTATTCAAAATCTATAGAAATAAATGATATTAACTCTACTCATACAGAATTTTATGTAAAAGAAGCATATCAAAAAGATTTCAGTATAGGACAATATATATTATCTGATCCTATGATGAGAGGAGATATGTCAAGATGCATATTAACTAAAATTGTTTCAAAAAAGAAAATATATGATGGAACTACTCATAATGGCGATTATCTAATAAAGGTGAACCAAAGAGTTTATACATATACAAATAATAATAAGCAATATGTTATAAGATATAAAAATATTGACGATGCAGCTACATCATATAACCCATTTTTATTAAATGGATTTAAATTGACTAAATTTCATTTACCAGATGGAACTAATAAACAATTAGCAAAAATTTATGGAATGCTAGACCCAAATGTTTCTGGATTATTCAATGCATTGTCTGATCGTGATCTCATAGTGTTTAGATATATAGTAGATACATTTGATGGTGGATTGCAAGAAAATTCATTTCCTAAAAATTATTTGACAAAATTGGCAAAGAATAGATTAACATGTATGGCATTATTAAATGCTCCATCTATTAAATTATTTAAAGAATCCAAAGATCCAAGATTTACAGATGAACCAACATCAGCTAATCCAGTTCCAATATTAAATTGCAAATATATAGCCGATGGCGGTAATTTAGACTTGTCTCCTTCATTTAGGTTTTCATTACCTAGTGATGAAGATGGAGCTAAATTTCAAGGAATGTTTGCCCCGTTTTTGACAATTAAATATAATGGCAAAAATATAAATATTCCTCCAGCAGCAGATGTATCAAATAATTTTATTAGAAAATTTATGAATGGGCATCCATTTACAATTGTAGCTGGACCAAAAACTGGTGTTTTAATGAATCCTAATATTGTTGGATTAGAATATAATTTTAATGATTCTGATAGAGAATACTTAGAACCATTTGGAATAAATCCAATTGTATATAAAAATGGTATTGGATATATGATATATGGAAATCAGAGCGGATATCAAAGAGTTCTATCAGCATATAATAATCTTCATGTTAGAGATTTGTTAATAACATTAGAAGAAAATATCGAATCTATATTACATAATTATGTATTTCAATCAAATACAAGCTATTTAAGAATGCAAATACGAGCATTAGTTGAATCATATTTAGAAAATGTTGTTTCAGCTGGCGGTATTTATACATATCAAGTTATTATGAATGAAACAAATAATACCCCAGATATTATTGATCAGTCTTTTGCAATAATTGATATAGCTATTGAACCTGTAAGAGGTATGCAAAAAATTATAAATAGAATTCATATATATAAAACAGGAGAAATTAAAACAAAAGGATTTTTAATTTAAAAAAAAATAAATATTATGGCAAAATTACCACATTATAAAAATTCAGAGGCTAGTATGGGAATGTACGAGCCTGTTTATACAAATTTATTTGATATTGCAGTTACCCCACCTTTTATAATACAAAGCTCTTGGCCAGGAGAGTTAATGATGGAACAAGTTATTAAAGTTGGAGGATTGGATATAGATAAAATACCAGGGGCAGAAATAACGCAAACATATAAAGGATGGACAAGATCTTATGCCGCATCTAAATTAGATACCACATATGTTGATATAACAATAGATTTTGAGGTAAATATAAATAAAAATAATTCAATATACGTATATTCAGCATTAAAGGAATGGTGTAATTTAATTTTCGATCCATATAGTGGAGAAATGCATATGAAAAGCGATTATGCTGGCGGACCAATGAAAATTATTTTGTATAATAGAGAAGGAGTTACAATTCGTGAATATACATTTCCAGTTGTATTTCCAACAACAAACATTCCTGCTATTGAGCTAGATTATACATCATCTGGAATATATACTATTTCAGGATTTACTTTTAGAGCTGATTACTATGACTCGCAAACTGTAAAATGAAATCTTTTTTTAATATTTGATATAGAAATTCTATAGTATGTTAAAACATCACAAAAAATATAGTATGGCATACTATTTGTTATGTATAAAATACTAATTTTTCATTATGAGATTGAAAATAAGTCAATATGCAAAAATGGAAGGGGTTAAATATCGTG